CACCGGCTCAGTTCGTGTTAACGGACAAGATATGGAAGTGTTTGATGGGCAGTCATGGCAACGTCTTGCTGCCAATTTGGCCGATATCAGCTTAAATCAAGAAGCTGTACGTGCTTTAGATTGGGTACGCAACAAGATGGCCAACGAAACACGCATTCAAGAACTAGCTGCCAAGAATCCAACTGTAGCAGATGCAGTACGTCGATTTGAACTGGCGCAAGAACAATTAGAGATAGTACTAACTTTAACGGACTGATATGATTGTACAAACACTTAACACACTAGTAAACGAAGTCAGTAGCTTATGGGCCTGGGGCATTGGCATCGTTGCAGGATGGGGATTGACTCTTACCATTGTAATTGTTGCTATTGTTATGGCACACGTCAGAATCACACGCTTACGCAAAGAAGTAGAAACATATAGAAACTATCAGGTAACTGATGCACGTGAACTTTCAATAAGACTAAGGAACTTAGAAAAATGAAACCAGGCGAAATTATTTCATTAGCTATTTTTGTAATTATACTAGTCGCATACATCATTTATCAACACGGAAATTATATTAAGTAATGCAACAACTTCCGCTAGGATGTCGGGTAGCTTACGAAATCCGTTTTATGGTCAACGAACTCACTGACGAAATGGGCGAGTGGTTTAATATGATTGGCGGAAGTGCTACTAGAGTTAAGTGGTGGGATCATAAAGGTCGCGAACAATTTACAAATCAAGTACAATACGGTAAAGCAAAAGCCAGTTATAAAACGCAAGATGGTACAGGATTAACCTTAATTAGGTTTGATGGTGCAGATGCCAGCGTCGCTAGTATGTTCCTAATGAAGTTCCTAGATCAAATCCAAACACACAATTTACGAGAAGCAGAACATTATGTCTATTAGAAAAGTATATTACAAAGATACCACAGTCAAGGCCTGGTTACACGATATTATTCGTGCAATGAACGCAGATGGATGGCGCCCCGACTACATTGTGGGATTAACACGTGGTGGATTAGTTCCAGCTACCATGTTGAGTCATTACTTAGATGTACCTATGCATACTCTTAAAGTTAGTTTACGTGATGCCAACGAAGGACCAGAAAGTAATTTATGGATGGCCGAAGATGCGTTTAATATGACCAAAGAGATTCTTATCGTAGATGATATCAATGACTCTGGTGCTACATTAAACTGGATTCGTCAAGATTGGCAGAGTGGTTGCTTACCCGATAGTAAAGATTGGGAACTTGTATGGGGTAACAATGTCCGTACCGCTGTTATGATTAATAACGAAGCGTCAGATTTCAAAGCGGTAGACTATGTAGGCCTAACGATTAATAAGTTAGAGGAACCAATTTGGTGTGTGTTCNCATGGGAAGAGTGGTGGCGCTAAGTGATCATTGAACTTATAGCAACTTGGTTGCTGGTTGGATTTGTTAGTGCTGTTGGATGGAATGTTGCAGATGAAACTGTAAATAAACCCTACATTGATCCGTATCTTTCTAAAAAAATGGGCACAGATAAGAAACCAGATGCACCAATTTCTACTAACGATAAATAACTTTATCCCCAAAACAGCGGTCTTGGCGTCATTCCCGCTTTACAAATTCTGCCGCCTATGCTATAATCTAACATAGGAGAAAAGAATGGCAAACCAACCTAGACAATACAAGTACACAAGTACCAAAGAGTATCATGATGCATTTCCTTGCGCTTACCGTCAATGGAGAGCTGATAGTCATTGTAACCTAATTCACGGCTATTCATTTAGTATGAAGTTCTACTTTGGCACAGACGATCTAGATGTGCGTAACTGGTCTGCAGATTACGGCGGACTTAAAGAACTTAAGAACGTATTAGAAAGCCAATTTGATCATACTTTACTAGTAGCAGAAGATGATCCCGAACTAGAAACTTACAAGTTATTGCAAACAAAGAATCTTGCCAAACTAACTATTCTTCCCAAATTAGGTTGCGAAGGTCTGGCAGATCAACTATACAAATATGTTAACGGTGTTTATATTCCCGATATGTGGGGACAAACTGAACATATGAGGTTATGGTGCTATCGCGTGGAAGTGCGTGAAACACAAAGCAATATGGCTTATAGAGAAGGTCACAGGGAGTGGAATGAAGACCTCTTTGAAGGTTAACGAGATCCTTGACATACTTCAGGAGGAGTGTGCCGAGGTTATCCAGGCTATTAGCAAGATTCGCCGCTTTGGAATTGATAATACGTACAAAGACGGTGGAACTCAACGTGAACACTTGGTGCAAGAGCTAGGAGATGTTACCTTACTAATCGAATTGCTACACGCACACCAATTATTTACAGATAAAGAATTACACGCAGCACAAGTAAGAAAAAGTCAAAAACTAACTCAATGGTCAAAAATATATGAAGATTAAAAAAATGTCAAAGAAAAAAGTTGATGTTAGCTTTTTAGATCCAGTAACGTTTGAAGTGATATGTACGTTTAATCAATGTGTAGACAAATTTACCATTGAAGGGTCGGAAGTATTAGAAAAGCAACCTAAATGGGCAGGTGGAGAGGTTATATTACACGAAATGTTTTATCACGAATGCAACGAGTGTGGTAGGCGTGTATTTGCTAAAGGTGATAGAACTAAAGCATATCATAGCTATTTGTCCGGTGTAATGCAGAAATCTGCAAATAATAATTTAATTAATCCCGAAGACCCAACTCAATAAAAATTAAATGCGTAGGGTTTAAAACCTATGCATAAATAAGTGTATGAAACATCACTTAATGATTAAAAAATGTATGACTACTGGGCTACAATACCTATGCAAAACAAGTAGTACAGTTAAAGATCCATATATCTACCAAGGTTCCGGCGTTCGTTGGTTAAACCATATTCGAAAACATAAATCAAGAATAATAACCTGTATTATAGGAACTTATAATACTAAAGAAGAATTAGTACAAGCAGGTATATATTACTCCAATTTATATAATGTAGTTAACGATACAAATTGGGCTAACCTTACTGAGGAAAAAGGTGATGGTGGATTAATTGGTACTGGGCAACTTGGGAAGAATTGGAAAATTAAAGATACAAGTAATATGAAAAAGGCAAAAACACAGACCGAAGCAAGGTTAGAAGTTTACAGAAAATCATCCGGTAAAAATAATTATCAGTTTAAAGGCATGATTAAAACCCCTTGGGGAATTTTTGAAACGGCAGAGCAAGCGTGTGAAACTGCCAAACTTGTTAGACAAAATGGAGATTATGCCATAAGTGATCGGGCAACTCTTAAAAAGTATTTACAAAACTTAGATATTATGTTAAACTTAGAGGGTAGAAGAACACCAAAAGAATGGCGTGGCAAAACACCAAGAGAGTTAGGATTTGATATGTTAAAGGACAATAATGGCAAAGATTAAAGTAAGTGAATTGTTTTATTCACTTCAGGGAGAAGGAAGATTTGTTGGCGTGCCATCAGTTTTTCTGCGGACGTATGGTTGCAATTTTACGTGTAGTTCATTTGGTTGTAAGCCTGGCGAAAAGTCTACAGGTGCAGATGAAGTGGCAGAAGTAGTACATTTATACAACAAGTTTGAGGACTTACCACTAGTCGAAACAGGATGTGATAGTTATGCGTCGTGGCATCCAGCGTTTAAGCAGCTGAGTCCTACTTATGAAACAGCAGACTTAGTAACTAACATGTTAGCACTAACGCCAAATAATATGTGGGCACAAAACAATGGTAATGATGTACACTTGGTTATCACCGGTGGTGAACCCCTACTAGGTTGGCAACGTGCTTACGCAGAGTTGTTGGATCATCCCAGCATGAACGATTTGAAAAATCTTACTTTTGAAACTAACGGTACTCAAAAGTTACACGCAGACTTTAGATCGTATCTGCTTAACTGGACATTAAACTCTAAGAAATACAGCGGTGGAGTAGATAGAGGTCGTGATAGTTTAACTTTTAGCGTAAGTGCCAAATTAAGTGCGTCAGGCGAATCTTGGGAGGATGCTATTTGTCCAGAAGTTGTTGCTGAGTACGAAGAAATAGGACATACTTATCTTAAGTTTGTTGTAGAGACCAAAGAACACGTGGATGAGGCTGTTCGGGCTGTTAATCAGTTTAGAGCTGGCGGATTTACTGGATCGGTATATCTTATGCCGGTCGGAGGACTTCAAAGTAGTTACGAACAGAATTTGCGTAGTATTGCAGATATTTGCGTTGAAAGAGGTTTTAATTTAAGCCCAAGACTTCATTGTTCTATTTGGGGGAATGGCTGGGCAAGATAATATAATTCCCCACTTATTGCTAAATAAATATGTAATGAATGGGGAAATATGAAAAAGTCTGCTTATACACATAAAGAGTTTGTTGATAAAGTAAAATCTGTAAATCCAGATATTTCTGTTATAGGTAACTATGCTGGAGTAGAAAAGAAGATAGAGATTAAGTGCAACCATAGCGGGTCAAATTCTGTATATGCGTATACTCTATTAAAGCCCAGAAATTGTTGCCGAAAAGCATATCACGAAAATAGAGTACCAACTTTAAAAAAGGGCATTGATGATCGAAAAATAGAGATTAAAAAAATATTTGGTGAAAGTCTCGATGTAGATAATATATCATTTGATATTGTTGATCGAGCAAAAATAATAGGACTTGTATGCAAAGAACACGGAATATTTGATCAATGGATGGGATCTTTATTAAAAAATATTGGTTGTCCGCATTGCACATTGATTAGAGCCGGGCCCGACAGAATTAAAAATGCGGCAGCTATGCGTAAAAGAGCATTAGATAAAGGAAAAGCTCGTTTTGTTTCCACAAGCGAAACTAAATGGTTAGATTCATTGGGTATACCAGTTAGACAAAAGTGGTTAAATGATGTGAAATATAGCGTGGACGGATATGACCCTTTCACTAATACTGTATACCTATATCACGGAAGATTTTGGCACGGATGTTTAGAAACTTATAATCCAGACGACATACATCCGATATTAAAAGTTAAAATGAAACAGTTAAATGAACAAACATTAAGTTGGGAAAAGAAAATTAAAGATGCTGGCTATAACTTAGTAGTGCAATGGTCAAAATGAAAGTAAGGTACGGAATGTTTTCACAAGGATTGTACAATATCGATCATATGCCAATACCAATTTATATGCCCGAGGAGTATGACGATCAGCGATTTCTAAGTCAAAATGACACAGACCTTAAATGGTCCTTGTGGCCCAGGCGCTGTCAGGTTAGCCGCAAATGGATGTGGCTGACCTTGGCATACCGTGCTAGATATGTTATCACAGGACCAGGCGATCCTGCTATTTGGGTCCGCTGGTATAGTCGTGAAGAAATGCTTATTTTAAAATTAAAATACGGTGTCTGAGAATAAAAAGTCCAATGTTTTAGATGGACGTACCAGCTTTGACATCACTGTTGGGAATGTACTAGTACCATTTTTTAATCGCAACGTAAGTACATACGCAACTGAAGCAGGTGGTCCCAAGTTTG